TACTTGAGATTCATTTTTAAATTCTCCAGGTATAGAAGTTCCTTTTATTACATAATTCATAAAGGCTTTTCTATATTCTGTAGTATTTGAAAAATCTTCATCAGCAAGTTCACCTATTTTATTTTGAGTGTTTACTGGGAATGTATTTGATATTTTAATATTATCTTTTAAAGCATTTAAATTAGCTAAAGCTTTAGCTTCATTATCAAATCTATTATCAAGATCAGTAATTTCTTTCATTTTTACTTCTCCCTCTTCAATTTTCCCTTCATTAATTAATTGTTCAGCTTCTGAATAAAGTCCATTTCTTAATTGTAAATATTCTTCTCTTTCCATTATTTAATTTCTCCTTTTAATTTCATTAGTTTTAATTTAGCCTTCATTTTTTCTTGAACAAAAAAATCAGCCTTAAAATTTTCTTTAGGCTGAATTGGCGTATAATTTTTTAATTTTTGTAATGCTATATCATTTATTGATCCTATATTATTACAAAATGTAATAGCACTATTTTTTAACGAATTAAGTAATTGCTTGTCTACTTTTTCATCTGAATAAAGTATTTCATCTATTAACCCTATTTCTAGTGCTTCATCAGCAGTAAACCAAGTTTCTTTATCCATTAATTTATAAACTTCTTCTGCTTTCATTCCAGTTTTCAAAACATATGCATTAGCAATAGTTTTATTAGCTTTTTTTAAAACTTCAGCAGTATGCTCCATATCTCTATAATCTCCACTTGTATTTGTAGATACATTATGTATCATAATTTCAGATAAAGGAGACATTTTACACTTTCCAGCCATAGCAATTACACTAGCTATACTTGCACATAATCCATGAATTTCAATTGATACTTCGCCACTATAATTTTTTAATTCATTATATATTTCACATCCAGCAAATACATCTCCCCCACCACTATTTATCTTAATAGTTACTGGTTCTCCATTAGCATTTTTCAATGCTCTTATAACTTGTTTAGGTGATGTAGCTTGTATTCCATACCATTCATAAATCCACTCATTACCACTAGGTACAACTTGACCTTTTATATCAATATAATTCACTATTTTTCACCCCCTTTACCTATAGCTATAGTATCTAATCTTCTTAATGGATTATCTCCACCTTCAACTGGCGGAAGATTTAATACTTCTCTCCATTCATTTGGTGTCATAGCTCCTCTATCTACCATAGCTTGTAATCCTAGCTTAGTACTCATAGATGCATATTGAAGATTATTGGCTGAATAAATAATTTTATTGCCAAATCCCCTCTCTCTTCTAGTGAATAGTTTTCTACTATCTTCACTACTCCACTGCATAGCAATTGGTTCTATTTCACTTTCATAATAAGCATTCCATTCATCTTCTGTATATTTAGATTGAACTATATTGTCATTTGTATTAAAAAAGCTATAAATACGTTGAGTTGTTCTGTCTATTACTGCTGCATTTGGAACATAATCTTTAGGATCAATTTGTTTTGCATCAGCTTTAGCGTCAACCCCAGCTGCTCCAACTCCATTTTCAACACTTAAAAATGAATCTACAAAATCTTTTGTTTGTGATTTTATATCTTCAGGTCGCATAGATGTTGTAAATTTTAATAACCATCTAACTACGCTTGAATTTGTTATAGCTTTTACTATCCCTTGGTCAGTTGTAGATACTACTTCCATTAACGGTAGTAAAGCCTCTTTAGGACTATCCCCAAATATATCATTTTCATTTATATCTTGTCTTAAATGAATTATATCGGTGTATGGATACGTAACTACTACTCCATTTCTGTTTGTAAATTTTAAATACAACTCTCCTCGTGAATCATATTTAGCTTCTACTCCAACACATGGGATATTATACATTTCAACAGGAAATCCATTTTCATCTCTAACTATTAAAGCAAATGCATTATTATTTAAAGCTAATTGAGTTGCCATCTTTTCTCTAAATACATGACCACTCATATATGGATTAGGTTCTTCATATAAAAATTTAATATAAGGCTCAGGATTAACAGTAAATCCTTCTTTACTATTTCTTATATGTTGTGGAATTAGTTTACCTATAGCTTTTACTTTAGGTCTTATACAAGCTCTAACAATATCTGATTTATAGATTAATCCATCCCATAAATAAAATCCATTTCCTTTATCTTCAATCATTTCAAATCTTGTTTGTACTGATTTATTTTTATTTGTAAGTAATTTCTTGAATGGATTATTAAAAAGTCCTATGATTCTTCACCTTCTTTCTAA